CTCGGGAATCCTAAGAAAATTAATTAGGACTTAGAGTGTATATTGATATACGCTTGTACCCATCGCTACCCGGAAGGGTAACAGACGGTACAGATTTACCGGATCTATCCACTTTATGTGGTGTGGCACTATCATCAAGCGGCCCCCAAAAAGGGGAGCTACCGTTTGACGGTGTCTCGGCAATTCGCGGCGCGTTCTCACGAACGTACTGCGAATAACAGGGAAGTACATTATCACCCGGCATGTGTTTAGCATGCTTACGTGTTACTTTGACAAAAGTGTCAAAAGTGTACCCACCAAACCCTCTGGACCTTAGGTGAGGTCGAACGGCGCCTTCCAAAAGAAGGTGACCATCGCCATAACCATCGGGACCAAAGAGTCGAAGATGCCTGGGAATTAACCCAAGTACCTTAGACGCGCTTTCGAAATCACAATTTCTATAATAGAAATTATGAAGCAGGAAGAGAAACTCCCCACTAACCCAATTGCGCGCATAGAAAGGACGTACATCAAATCCGAAGTAATAGTCCTTCCCGCAAGATTCACGGAAAGGACCACTCCAGTACGATTTGTCACTATTAAGAGTGAAACCAGTGCTTCTCAGCACATCTCTTAATAATGGAACCGCACCAACACCTACGATTATGTCATCACCGTAAACGCTAACGCGCCTATCGGAGATGGCACTATAATGGACACTAGCTTCCGCCAGGGCCCAGAATAGTAAGGTCTGTAAAGGGAAAGTAAAACCATTCCCCATCGACGAGAATTTATGTAACTGCACAACCGATCCGTTATCGCTAACGGTCGGCGTGCGGCATAAACTCAGCGCCGCAAACCATTCGTAAGGAAGGAGTGAAGCCACAAACTCAATGCTTATCGAGTCTGAGGCCATAGACAGGTCGAGTGTTGCTAAAGCACCCGTAAGAGAACCTTCGCGAGCCAGAGTTTGATTTCTGCTCTGATCACGAGTGTCCTGCCCAATGCGGCGCAACCGTTCGGCAATGTAACCGCCAAACCCACCCTGAACTAAGGAGTTCAAAGTTGGTTCCGTCATAACAGTACGGAACGTTTTCGCATTCTTCGGCACAAAACTGATCCTTCCGTCCATCAATTGAAGACAGAGATCAGACACTTCATATTCGCCATCGTCCGCCATTTCGACGGATTTAAAACGAGTATGTAACCCCAGATAATGGGGTAGCTCCTGATAAAGAACAGGAACAAGTGGAAGCATATTTGTGCTACACGACGGTACGGCGCTCAACTTGATACGAGCGCACGCATTTCTTTTTCGTACCGAGGTCGTTGCTCCAGGCCCAAACTTCAAATCCAGCGATGAAATGCTGGGAACAGGTCCTAACACTTCCGCAATTTTACGCTCAGCGCGCTTAAGTACGCGACTGACGTCTGATGTAAAACTAAAATCATCAGAAGCAGAAAGGTTAAAGAGTCTGTTCGTCCGAAGACATTCTAATTCAGACTTGTAAAAGTTGGCTCGAGCCACAGCTTCCTTGTCAACACCAATGTCCAAGTCACCCAGCTTCGTGAAGAAGCCGAGAGCTTGACGCATATGTAAAACTGTATTGACGGTGTAACCGTAACTATAGTCAATCTCATACGCGCACAACTCGGCAAACCTCCTTTCGCGAATTAGCATCGAAAGAAAGTCTGCGTCGCTGCCGGCACGCCGGCAGTGCGCAAGAGCGAGATCCGAAAGAATCTCAATACTTTGGGAATCAGGTAACACCTCATCCCACGAGCTTAAATTAAGCATATAATCTCCATAAGAGCATAACGTGAAACGTTAACGAGAGCTTACACCTCCAAAATGGAAATGCTTCACCCTCAAAAGGGTACCTTACGTTGGCATTACGAGCATATCAAACAGCTCTGCCAACGGGCCGGCCGTGATAACTGGGGTAGTCGTCGAAAGATTATTCCGAACGTTACTTGCCAGCTGTTTCACGATCCTCCGAGAAGTCGGAGTTCCACGCGTACTAAAGTAGCCGACGGATTCGTCGGTGTCTACGTACGCGATCTTCGGCGCTGCGGTATAACCCGCAGCATTCTGTCCAGTAATCGATTCCATTACAGGGATCTCAACCCGACAGGCAACCCGAATGATACCGCTCGGAAGCTTGCGCTTCTTCATGGTAATCACTCCTTGAGCTTCATAAGGGAGAGCGGCGTTCTGCTCTCTCCAAATGGCGACGGTCTCACCATTAACACTGGTGATGCCTTCGCCCATGAAGGTATGGGAGACGGGGGTTGCAGCGCCATCAAAGGCAGTTATGTTCGCTTGTTGCGACATAATAGTACTCCAGAAGAATTCTACCAGGACAATTCCCGATAGAAAGAAACACTTGCTACGTAGGTGAACAAACGGCCGACATAAAGTCGACGTGTCTGGAGTCAACAAAGTTTTCACTTCATCGACCTGATCACTTGAGTGAACAAGGTAATTGCATCAAGAGCTCTGGTAGCAGGATTGTTACCGATGGGGTTCTTGAAGCTTGGTAAAGGTACGGTCAAGGACGTAACAACAGTCCTATTAATCGATATGTAAGAGTTAAAACTATTACCTACCGATGAATAACCGTACGTATGTGCGCCACTACCGTAGATATAACTTAGGGGCAAAATCGTCCCCGTTACGGTACCTTTGTACCAATCAAAAGTGGTGCGCACATAAGTTCCCTTCGTAATGCTAGAAATCACATTACGGGCCTCCAAATAGGTACCAATCGGAATAAACCAATCAGCAACAAAGGAGAACGGAACAAGCTCCCACACAACAGATTCTGGGTTAGTAAGACCCAAATATTGTGGGTAAGAGAATGGCTTTTCCTCTACTATGGCCACTATCGATTTAAGATAGCAACCAGAGCCCTTGCAGCTAAATACTGTAGGGGATGAAGTAAAAACGTTTTTGGGGATCTTACGATCCACATGTATCGTTTTCATCCGAGGAACGTCTTTCTTGACAATGGCATCCGATAAATCAAAGATGTCTTTAACAAGAGGACGCCAGGCGTATCTGAGTTCCAACCATAATTCGGTTGCCGAAATTGTATCTTTACCTAACTTGGTAGAGGTACGAAACTTCAGCAAGTCGTTTGAAGGTTTAGCCTTCAAAATACTTAGAGCTTTTGATACTTGCAGTTTTTTCACAGCTACTGCGGCCTTCGCCAGCTGTTTAGCGCGGGAAGCAATCGAGTCAACGGTTTTACCGAGCTCACCAACAAAAATACCAGCGTTCCAATTTGAAACGCGATACTTATCGGCGAGCTTAGCCAACAAGGCTATCTCATCGTTTGAATCCCACGTACGCGAATTCGATGCCCCTATAGTCGGACTTGCGTCCTCATACAAGGTAGTAACACCGAAATCACGCTGCCACCACGTCATCGTCCCCGCAAAAAGGAACGATTTCGTACCCGAATAAGGGTGCGGAGCGGTCTGTTTGCCAGCTAATTTCTCAGCTAGCGTCCAGTTACCGCCAGACGTATTCCGATCTGAGTAAAAACCAAATCGGTAAGTGCCGGGCCCGGGTAACTTATTCTTAAGAATACGGTTATCCCAGGTATAGCTCTTAGTGGACATAAAACTCCTCTCTCGCTTTCTGAGAGATATAAGTGTCGAAAGACACTAGAAACCTCCCGAATTCATACAACAATGTGAATGAAAGGAATGTATTTGAAGAACAAAATCATCAACACGCACACCAAAATGGTGAACGTGTCGAGTTTGAAGTTCTTCATAATACATCTGCGCCAGAAAAGTATTGCACAATAAGTGCGATAAGCTTCTGGATAGCGGACGCTATATCAGCGAAATTCGCTAAAAGCCATGTAAAGAAATCTTCCATGGTTACTCCTTTCATAGTTGTATGGGTGCCGG